CAGCAACCAGTCAGGCATCGAAAGCAATATTAACACTCACTATAACATTTACTAAATCATCACATGGCATATCTAATATTTAATTCAAAAGAAGAAGCTCAAGCTCGAAGCGAACAAGCAGCACAACAAAAGAACACTTCATTCTGGTCTACAGGCAGTGGTACAAAATACTGGTGGGGATGGAGTGAAGAGGCAGCCGAAGAAGACCCTCGTGCGTACATCGAGATTACTAAGAACACTTGGACTGACGAGGAAACAGAAGAAGAGTACACAAGCATTCCTGATGAATCCTTGCTTAATGACGAGGATGTGTTGGTGGATGAGTTGCCAGAAGATTGGGTATATCCACCTGATCCCTTTGTTGAAGAAGAACCTCCACTCGTAGATTAATATGATTGATTATTTGTTGAAGTTTGATTCAAAAGACCAAGCGGTAACCTTTGCTGAACAAATGGGCTTCACAACAACTGAAGATGAAGGAAATGGTATTGAAGTTACCCTCCCTCTTCCTCAAAGCGAAGACCACGTTTACACAGTCATTGGCGAACATTTTGTTGACACAGGAAAGACCGAGACTATTCGAGATGAAACAGGAATGGAGTGGGAGCAACCGATAATGAAAGGGGACGGAAAGCATTGGGTACTTTTTAGAGACATCAAGGGAGACATGGATGCTGAACCTGCCGAAGAATTTATAGTATGGAGTAGTGCAATGACGGAACCTTCTGAAGAAAACGAAGGAGAAGAAGTTCCAGTACCTCGTCCCGAAAATGCCCCCGATAGAATATTTTTATAATTTATGAATTACGAAAACCAAACGGCCGAACAGCTATACACAAAGCTAGAAGGCAACAGAGACACTTATCTCCAAAGAGGAAGACAGGCTGCCAAACTCACTTTACCTTATGTATTAACTGAAGAAGGTTTTGGTTCTGCAAGTAGATTGAATACTCCCTTCCAAGGAATAGGAGCCAGAGGTGTTAACAACCTTGCTTCCAAGTTACTCCTTGCTTTACTTCCTCCTAACTCACCTTTCTTTCGTTTACAGGTAGACACACAAAAACTAAAGAACGAAGGAACTCCCAACGAAGTTCTTAGTGAGATAGACTCTGCTTTGCGAAGTGTTGAGGATAACGTGATGAATGAACTAGCTAAGACTAGAATACGTATCGCAGTTCACGAAGCCCTTAAACAACTTATCGTCACTGGAAACGCTTTACTATACATGCCAGAAGAAGGAGGCATGAGAGTGTTTCGTATAGACAGGTTTGTTATAGAACGTGATCCAATGGGTAACGTTTTATACATAGCTACAAAAGAGACTCTTAGCTACGAGGCACTGGATGATGAAATAAAAGAAGTTGTCCAACATCCTAATCCTTCTACAAAAGGAGCAATGGACTCTGTAAATCTTTTTACTGCAATATGCAGACATGGGGATAAGTGGGTTGTCAAGCAGGACATAAACGGAACACTGTTACCTAAAACTGGTGGGATGTTGCCTCTTGACAAGTCCCCTTACATTCCTCTTCGTTTCTCCAGGATAGACGGAGAAAGCTATGGGAGAGGCTATGTAGAAGAATATCTTGGTGACCTTCAGTCACTAGAAGCTCTTACAAAAGCTATTGTAGAAGGAAGTGCAGCAGCAGCAAAGGTGTTGTTTTTGATAAATCCAAATGGAACAACAAGACCTAAGACGCTTAGTGAATCTCCAAATGGTGCAATAGTACAAGGTAATGCAGCAGATGTTTCTACGCTTCAGTTAAACAAGTTTAATGACTTTAGAGTTGCAGCGGAAACAATTAACCAGATCAAAGATAGGCTTGGACAAAGCTTTCTTCTTACTAGTAGCTCTATTCGTAATGCAGAAAGAGTAACAGCAGAAGAAGTTCGCATGATATCTATGGAACTTGAGTCAGCCCTTGGTGGTTTGTATTCGCTTCTTAGTAACGAGCTTCAGTTGCCTTTGGTAAACAGGTTGATGTCTGTCATGCAAAAACAAAAGAGCATGCCTAAGTTACCAAAAGATCTTGTAAACCCTGTTATAGTTACTGGCATCGAGGCTCTAGGAAGAGGGCATGATTTACAAAAACTTGATGCGTTCCTTGCAGGAGCAGCACAGATAGTAGGCCCACAAGCAGTGTCTACTTATGTTAACATAGATGAATACTTTAAACGTAGAGCAACAAGCCTTGGTATTAAACTTCCTGGATTAATTAAAACTCAAGAAGAAATAATGCAGGAGCAGCAACAAGCTCAACTGATGCAGATGGCAGAAAAACTTGGGCCATCAGGAATCAAAGCTGCATCCGATCAATCACTTGCTGAACAACAGCAACAGGAACAAACACCAGAATAAAAATACTAACCACACATTAATGGGAGATAAAAAACATGGCAGTAGAAAAAGTAGAAATAAACGAACCAGTCGAGGGAGAACAGATGTCTTTGGAGGATCAACTGGCACAACAAGAAGCAGAGAAAGCGGAACAGTTAGGACAGGAAGTTCCAACACAACAAGAGCCTTCTGGACAAGAACAAGAAGCTCCTCAACAGGAACAAGAAAGTGATGAGCAGGAGCTAATTCTTGGTAAGTTTAAATCACAAGAAGATCTTATAAAGGCTTACTCCGAACTTGAAAAAGCACAAAGCTCAAAGAAGCCAAGTAATGAGCAAGGAGAAGAAGAAGAAGTAAGTGAAGCAAATGTTTCTTCGGCTATTCAAAATGCTAGTGATGCCTTTTACGAAAATGGAGAACTGTCAGAAGACAACTTTAGAGCACTTGAACAAAGTGGTATACCTAGAGAGTTTGTTGAAGCCTACGTAAGAGGACAAGAAGCTACGATGGAAGCAGAAGTCTCTTCGATTACAAATTCTATTGGTGGACAGGAAAACTATGATGCAATGGTACAATGGGCTTCGGCTAATTTACCAGAATCAGAAGTAGATAGTTATGATGATATTGTTTCTACAGGCACTACTGATGCTGCAACGATGGCAGTTAAGGGCATGTACGCACGATATTTGAGTGAGAACGGGGGATCGTCCATGAATATTGCAAAGGGAAGTACTTCGGGAGCAGCTATTCAGCCATTTAACAGTAATGCACAGGTTGTTGAAGCAATCAACGACAGGCGTTATGAGATAGATCCTGCTTACCGAGCAGAGGTTGAAAGAAGAATTTCAGTATCAACTAATATATAAAAAAATGATTACATACATTATTGAAAATAAAGAAGAGCTAATAGCTATAGCAACTGCTGTAGTTACTGCTGCTAGTCTTATATCAGCAATGACACCTAACAAAGCTGATAACAAGATTACAGGTATAGCCCTTAAACTAATTAACTGGCTTGCTCTTAACGTAGGCAAAGCAAAACCAAAGGAATAATTATGATCAAGTTACTCGTAGGTTTTCTTTTCAACTTTCCAAAAATCTGCGAGTACTTCTTCAAGATTGTTGAAGCTTATGAAAAGGAGGCATATAGTCGTAGTCGCAATCGTAACATCGATCTTATTGATGAATGGTTGCAAGACGATAGTAAGCCCCCCGAAGAGCAAGATTCCCCATTTTATCTCGAAGTTGAATCACCATTCGTTCACCGATCCCGAAAAGGAAACCATATCAGAGATCCTAAAGTACGTGAATGATCTTGAACATCGACGATAAATAAAAAAGATTTCAACACACAACAAAGAACACAAATAAACCGAATAGAGGTTTGTTTCGAGTGCAGCCCCTTGCGAGGGATAACTAACATCAAAGAACAATCTACATATAGGTCTTTTAGTTTCTTGGGGTGAGTTGTTTATAACAGTAAATAAAACAACAAACACTAAAAAATAAAAAGAAAGGTACATATAAATTATGTCAGACGCATTAAGCCCAAATAGATTGGGACAAGCAAATGTAACTGGAGATACCGATGCTTTGTTTCTCAAAGTATTCTCCAACGAGATTCTCGCTACATTCGAGAAGACTCAGATAATGAAGCCGTTGCACAGTATCAGAACTATTAGCTCTGGTAAGTCAGCGACTTTCCCCACAATAGGCACTGCCAGTAGTCTATATCATACTCCTGGTGAAGACATTATGTCAAAAGCTTCTAGTGGAACTACAAGTAAGTACAACACCAAGTTCAATATGAATGAAGTTGTTATTAACATTGATAAAATGTTAGTAAGTTCAACATTCATTCCTAACATAGACGAATTGAAAAATCACTTTGATGTTCGTGGACAGTTTAGTAAAGAGTTAGGAATTGCTCTTGCTCAAAGGTTTGACAGGGCAGTCCTTAAAACTCTTGCAGCAGGTTCGGCTCAAAATGGTAAATCAGGTCAGCCAAACGGCATTCAAATTACAGGTGCAGCTACTGGCACTGGTAGTGGTCTTGTTTCTGCACTTACTGAGGTAGCCAGGAGTCTTGATGAAAATGACGTTCCAGATGACGGATCTCGTTTTGCTATTCTTAAACCTGCTCAGTACTACAAGCTAGTAGGAGAAGATAACATTGCTATCAACAGAGACTTTGGCGGTGTTGGATCAGTAGCTACTGGTAAAATTCCACAAGTCGCAGGAAT